GAGCCCGAAAGCTCCCAGCCACGCTAGTGTGACTATTTGTTACACGTGTAAACCTTGCCTAAGGATGTGATCATTCAATGACGACTGTCAAAAGTCGTAGTGCAGCAGGACCAGTATTCCAAGGTTGTTACCAAGGTCATGTGGATTCCCGCCAAACTATGAATGGTTACAGCGAGAGCATCGAAGGCAGCAATCATAACCTATCCCTTTTGGGAGTGGCCGATTGCGGCGGACCGATGTTGTTGCAACGTGATAGATGGGCTTATAGCCCAAATACCGTGTTCGGGGACTCTCAAGGGCGGCAGGGTACCCAGCTAGTTTTATCAGGCTGGCCTACCAATCTTGATAACCCTGGCGTTGTTTCCGATGGAGATTTGAATTCCAAAGGAGCAACGGCAATCTCTCGTACGATACCGACCAATCCAGGATTTTCTGCCGTAACCGCTTTGCGGGAAACTATGGCAGATGGATTCCCTTCAGCACCAGGTCTCGAAAGCTGGCGTGAACGCACTCTTCGTGCGAAAAACGCTGGCTCAGAGTATCTGAATGTTGAATTTGGGTGGCTTCCTCTTGTTTCTGACATGAGGAATTTTGCTAGGTCCGTCAACCAACATGCAAAGATCTTGCATGAGTTGAAAGCTGGCTCTGGAAAATCTTCCAGAGTCGGGTATCATTTTCCTTCCTCTGAGACTAATTTGATAACTACGGGTAATTGTTTTATCTATTACCCGCAGAATTCAGGTTTCTCAGGGGTAACGCCCTCTACAGTGATAGAGCATCAGAGAAGTGAAACGTGGTTTAAGGGTGCATTTAAATACATCCTACCACTCTCTGATGATATGTTCTCGAAGGCTCAACTATATGTTGAGTACGCGGACAAGCTGCTCGGTGTTAAACCGACGCCTGACGCTATTTACAATTCGAGTCCATGGTCGTGGGCGCTGGACTGGTTCACAAATACGGGAGATATTATTACTAATATCTCTCGTTTGGGCCAGAACGGCATGGTGCTGCAGTATGGCTATATGATGTCATATTCATCGACAAAAACTATAGTCAATGCGGCTGCAGGAGGAGGTTTCGGCGGTTTTACTGCCGGTTCCGTCACTCACTTACGTGAGTGGAAGAAGCGTCTCCCTGCAAACCCATATGGTTTCGGCGTTACTGATCTAGCATTAACTGCTAGTCAGAAAGCCATCGCGCTTGCACTTGCGATTTCGCAAGGTGGCAGGCACGGTAGGTGACTTGGGCTATCAGAACCCTTGCACCTTTCACATGTTGCTGCAGTTAACCACTGGAGCATCCCACTAAGGAGACACGCACAATGGCTTTTGCCGACCCAATTTCGATCAACGATGGAACCGCTCGTTCACTCGCTCGCACTGGTTTCAGTGCGAACGGGGGCACTTTTCAGAGTGCCGACGGGCTGTACACGGTTACGGTTTCTCACTCCCTTGGGAAGAGGAACCGCGCCGTAGCCCGTCTGGACATGTCGAAGATTGCCGCTGACCCCCTGCTTGCAGGAGTCAACGTCAAGGCTTCGATGTCTGCTTACCTCGTTCTGGACACCCCCGTTACCGGTTTCACCGGTGCGGAGATCCTGTCTGAGGCAACCGCCCTTACCGGGTGGTTGACGGCCAGCACAAACGCTGCGCTCGTCAAGCTCATCGGCGGCGAGAATTAATTCTCGCCGTAAGCGAGTATACCTGCTTCTGGTATATTTGCTCATGATCGTTCATCATCTTCCGCAATACATCGCGGGTGTAAGATGATGCTCAGCTAGATTTGGTTCCTAGCTGATGTGGGTCCGTTAATTGTGCTCATGATGTACCACCTATTAAGGGGATACATGAAAAGCATGACGGATCTCTGGCGTGAGCTGGCTAATGAACTTGCCAGCTGGTGTCACACTAGCACTGCTCTCGACTTCAAAAAGCTCGAGAGTCGGGTTAAAGATGAAGGCCTGTCTTTTCTCACGATCACGCTCCCTTCCTTCGGGAAGGAATTCGAGCGTTGCCTTGAGAAAGGGCTTGTAGACGACTGTTCTTTTTCCGGTTTCCGGAAGAAGAATGGTCTCCCCCTATTCTTAGGAGGTTTCCTTCGTCAAATCTTTAACCCTTCAGATGGTGTTCTGTTAACAGAACCAAGTTTGGATTCCATCTTTGCTATTAGGCAACTTACGTTGCTTTTTGCAAAGATTCTATTACCCTGTGGTAATGCTAGGGAGATAGACGCCTTTCTTGGCTATGTTAAATGCGAGGAGGATCTTATCAGTTGGGAGTCTCATAACACGTTTAATGCTTCTAGCTTTGAACGTGTATCCCGACTACTCTTTGCGGATGTTTTATCCCGCTTGGATGATCTTATCAGAAATGATGAGATCGTCCCGAGGCATGGTCCTGGAGCGACAGCAGATCGTACCTTTGGAAATCAAAAGTATGATCTGAAGTTCTGGCACTCCAGATTGGAACAGCTATTCCCCTATGGGGAATGGGCTATTCCTAATTGGCGACATTACAATCGCTATGACCATGTTGAGATCCTTGAGCCTGGTGACGAGATACCCGTGAGGGTTATCTCTGTACCTAAAACGCTGAGTTCTCCTCGAATTATTGCGATCGAGCCAACCTGTATGCAGTATATGCAGCAGGCCCTGCTCGGTCCAATAGTCGAGTTGATCGAAAGTAAGGTTGTCCCGGGTAATACTCGAGATAATCTTGCTTTCAACTTCCTTGGTTTTACTGACCAAAACCCAAATCGGGTCTTGGCCAGCCAAGGTAGTCGTGATCAAGATCTTGCTACGCTCGATTTGAGCGAAGCATCTGATCGAGTCCACATTCTGCATGTAGAGGCTATGTTGCGAGGATTTCCGTCCGTAATGGATGGGGTCTTCGCGACACGGTCCCGAAGAGCAGAAATTCCTGCATTGGGGATTAATTTTGATTCCCTTCGCAAGTTTGCGTCTATGGGCTCCGCGCTTTGCTTCCCTATTGAGGCTATGGTCTTTTTATCGGCCATATTTCTCGGTATCGAAGAGAAGCTGAACACACCTTTGACACGCGAGATTATTAAATCTTACGTGGGTAAAGTGCGTGTCTACGGAGATGATATTATTGTCCCTGTAGACTGTGTTGATTCTGTGATTAGCAGCCTGACCCATCTCGGGTTTAAGGTTAATGCTAACAAGTCCTTCTGGAATGGGAAATTCCGGGAGTCTTGTGGGGGAGATTACTACGATGGGCACGATGTAACACCCGTGCGTTTTCGTAGACGTTTCCCTCAGCACAGAAGAGATGTTTCTGAAGTGATATCCTTGGTTGCTTTTCGGAATCTCCTCTATGAGAGAGGACTCTGGAAAACAGCTAGATGGCTTGACGACACAAAAATTCGGCATATTTTGCCGGACTTCCCCATCGTTGAGCCTACATCACCTTGTTTGGGTCGACGATCCTTTCTACCTTATCAGGCAGAAAGAATCGACGATCACACGCATGCCCCAAAGGTGCGGGCATACGTTGTGAAGTACAAGATACCCGCTTCCACAGCGAGTGGTCTTGGCTCCCTTATGAAGTGCTTGATGCCAAATCGAACTTTACCGTTCGAGGACGCTGAGCATTTAGAACGCTCAGGCCGCCCCTTCGTGGCCGACATCAAACGAAGGTGGATGCAGCCTTTCTAGGTTTAGATAGGCAGCCGTAGTTATTCAAGAGAGAAGCCGGTATCGATCCGACCACATTACCTTTTGGTAGGTGAGACGCCCCTTCTATCCTAGGCATTGTCTGGGATTTCTCTTACTTGACTACGTAGTGGTG